TGGCAACACTGTTCGTGGCACCCCCCCAGTCACCACCATTGACCCCGCTACGGGCCAGAGAGTCGTGGTTGAGGAAGGCACGGGATTGATGGGCCTCCGCGCACAATCGCAGCAGCGCGTGGATGATGCCTACCATCTAGTACACAGGATTGCAGGCACAGACCCCAACACCGGACTGTCCAGAGTACAGATTCCGCGTTCTCCGGCACTAGAGGAGGTTATTGAGGTAATGGCCTCGGAATCGGATAGGGCGCTGTTCCAAGGCGCTGCCGCTGGCAAGAACCGGCTACTCGCCAGATTTGCTGTGCGCGAGGGGGATGAGATTACCCCCCTTGGGCCTGACGGTTCCCCAATGAACACTATCCATCGTGAGGCGTCTTCGTACGACTTCAACGATGTCAACTCCGCCTTATCCTACTTGCGCCGCCTAGGAAGGCAGCAGCGCAGGGCGCAGGACGCCGACCTCCCCGGACTGCGTGATATAGGCCGCATGAAACAGGCCCTCATTGAGGCCCGCAACAGCCACTTGGCCCAACATAACCCAGAGCTTCTGGTCGCCATCACGGAAGCGGAACAGGCCCGCCGTCTGTCAGCCCGGACCTTTGAGCGCGGCGTTATTGGGGACTTGCTTCGCCAGACTGATGAGACGATGGGGATGTCCAACGCCGATGTTGCGCGTAGGGTGTTCTCAACCAACAACGCGGAGGAAGCTGCTGAAGTAGCCACCGTGCTTTCGGGGGACGCCCCCACCATGAGGGCTGCTAGGGAACAGTTGATGTCTTTCTACCGCCAACAGGCCGCCGACGCTGACGGTGTTATCAGCCGCCAGTCCCATGACAGATTCATGCGTGAGTACGGGGAAACAGTAAGGCCGTTCCTCTCACCTGATGAGCTTTCCCAGATAGATGAGTTGGGGAACTTGGCCCGTGTGGTTGAAGACGCCAATGCCCGTGCTGTGTCCATGGAGGACCGCTTCCGGCGTTCCGTGCGTGGGCGCGTATCCCGCATGAACTCCGAAGGCATCGTGGAGGGTATTTTCGGAACTGGGGGGCGCACTAGAGGTGGGACCAGTTTGGACGGGGAGGATGTGACCCGCATGGTGCGGTTCCTTGGGCGCACCAATCCGGCCCTTCTGGAGAATGTGCGTGTGGCGACTAGGGACGAGATTCGTCGCCGCATTTCTGACCCCGTGACGGGACACTTGGACTTCAACCGCCTCAACGCCCTCATTGACCGCACCGCTGACGGTATGGGAACCAAGCTGGAAGCTCTGTTTGGGGCTAGGTATGTCAATGACCTCCGGCTGTTCCGTGATGCCATTCGTATGCAAGCTAGGGAAGGCACGGGACGCGCAATCCCAATGCAGGGACCGTCGGAATCTATGGTAGGCATTATACGGCGCATCTCTATACCGCCCCTCACCCAGAGAGGCCGTGCGGCTACTGCCGTACAACAGAAGCTACGCCGGTTCGGGCAGGACGCCCTCTACGAGATTATCTCGGACCCGGCGGCTCTCCGAACCATGCAGCAGAACCTACAGGCACAGATACGGGCAGAAACTACCTACACCGCCTTGGCCGGTACTGGCATGGATGTACTGATTTACCTAGACCAAAATGGGATGTTGGAATGACCGACAACACCAACACACAAAGAATAACCGCCCTAGAGGGCGAAATGGACCGCCGCATGGAAGCCCCGCTGACAAGACAAGAAGCCCATGAAATCGCCAAGGACGCCGCCGAAGAAGCGGTCAGTCGTGTGTTTGACAGGTTTGGGGTTGATTTAGGGGACTCTGATAGTGTGCGGGACTTTCACCGTACATTGGAGTATGCGGGGCGCTCTCGTAAGAGTGCGGAGGAGTTCGGTGCGACTATCAAGAAGGCCAGCGTCACCGTCCTTATTGGGGGGCTGTTATTTGCTTTGTGGTGGGGTATCAAGGCCGCGCTAAACGGATGAGGTACTTCAAGGACTCCGAGTTCGCTTGTAGGCATTGCGGGGAGTCCAAGATGGACCCTACATTCCTGACATGGTTGGATTCGGTGCGCCATGAGTTTGGGCGGCCCATGATAGTCACTTCCGGCTACCGTTGTCCTGAACACAATCAGAATGTGTCCAGCACAGGCCCAGACGGCCCCCACACCACGGGTAAAGCCGTAGACATAGGGGTATCAGGTACGGACGCCTATGACCTTGCGCTGTTGGCTATGCAAATGGGGGTGAAGGGCATAGGAATCAATCAGAAGGGGACGGGGCGGTTCATTCACTTTGACTTCGCCCGCCCCCAATTCACCATCTGGAGCTACTAATGAAAAAGTGGTACAAGTCCAAAACACTATGGTTCAACCTTCTCTCTGCCATTGTGCCGGTGCTGGAAACCCAGTTCACCCTCTTTTCCGGTTCCTTTGGTGAGAGCGCCACCCAAATCTACATCGTTTCCATCATCGTAGGTAACATCATGCTCCGCTTTGTGACGGAACACAAACTCCAATGATACTGTCGAAGCTCAAGTTGTATGCTTTGGGGGCGGTCGCCCTCATCGTAGGATTCCTCGCCACCTACAACCGCTACCTACAGCGTAGACGCAAGGAGTTGGAGAAGGAACTTGAAGTAGAACAGTCCGTCCGTAAGATTGAACGGAAGGTCGCCAAAGAATCCGGTGAGTTGGAAGTCAAGCAACAGGAACGGAGAGTGTTGGTGACAAAGAAGAAGCGCACTCGTTCACAGGGTTTGGGGGCTGGCCGCCGTGAGAGCTAGTGTCCTGTTCCTGTTCTTGGTGGGGTGTGCTTCTAATCCTATTGTGGTCCAGCCCCAAGTGGACTGTCCTGAAAAGCCCCCCCTACCCATTGTGTACGCTGATGAACTCGACCCCCTCCCTGATGATGTCTACGAGCGAGTGATAGACAGGGACCAAGGATGGGAAGACTACTCCGAAAGGTTGTTGTTGCTTTGCAGGAATCTGACCGATGACGACGGTAGCTTGCAGTAATGGGATACTTGTTGCAGACTCTATGGTTTCAGCCGCCTACGGGCGCAAGGTCAAGAAGCTCCGTAAGATAAAGGGTAGTTGGTACGGGGTTTCGGGGGATTGGGAAGACTGCCTGAAGTTCTTTGAGTGGCGTAAGAAGGGCGGCGACCCCCCATCATTAACTGAAGTCACCGCACTGGAACTCCGCAAGGACAAGCTCTACTTCTGGTCTGGTGCTGTCCCTGAAGCAGTAACGCCCCCATATGCCATCGGTTCTGGTGCCGATTTAGCGATGGGGGCGATGTCGTTTGGGGCCACTGCTGTTGAGGCCGTTGAGTTGGCTTGCCAGTTGGATGACGGTTCTAGCGGCCCTGTTGTGAAATCGTCTTAACAGCAACGCCTTCCTCGTAGGCCCACGCTACTATTTGGGGCCGCTCCCCAAACACCACAATCTCATCACAGTTCTCTACTGCATTGTAGGAGTTAGTCACACTCACTACGGGCAGTCCTTCCCCCCGCGCCCACTCAATAGCAATCTCCTCTGGCCCCTTTCTGGGACCAACAATCACTACAGAGGGCCGCACCCCCCTAACTCCATACAGCATATCTAGGTTATACTTAACCCAGTCTTTGTCTGTGACAGAGAAATGCCCAAACACCCCTAGTCTCATTCTACCTCCAGATGTAGCTCAATGTACACCTTGCGCCGCCCACTATCAAGTACCCGCTCCTCTACATTGTAGCAGGCATCCTTGATATGGCCCCGCATGACCTCCTGAATCAACTCTCGTAGGTCAGCCCCCTCCAGATGACTCATATCGTGTAAATCCCCCGATTCGCCCCTAATAGCCATGTCCCCTCCTAATGTCTGCCAATCTAGCCCTCTCTTGGGCGGATACCTTGCGCTTCTTTCTGACCTTCAGTAAATGGGCGGTTTTCAGCAAATCGTCCCTACCCGCTACCCTACCCCATCCCTCACCTGTTAGCTCTGTGGGAGGCGTTTTAAAGGGGGTGTTTTGGCATAGACGGCGAAGTTTGAGGGTGCCCATGGGTTCCCCATCCTCCCGGACCAGCCAAACATCGTAGTAGCCATCCATTTCAGCTATCTGGCCCCATTTTCCCACAATCCGTAGCTCGTCATCTATGACACGGAACGCGGAGGAGGAGAAGTCGCCCCCAAAATCATCCCTCAAACTCATACCCTACCTCCTATAGCCGACTGGCATTGTTCCGAGAACACCTCGTAAACCTCGTCATAGCCATGCTCCGCGCCCTCGCTGCATCGTCGGCACACCAGAACCGGCCTCCCAAAATCAGCCCACACAGCGTCATCCTTGCGGTTGTTCATGGCACCACAGGGCATTACCATTTCTACAGAACACCACGGACATAGCGGGTCAGCAGCAAGTTGGCGTCTCTTTCTGGAACGGCGTTGATTCGGGCTCCAAGTAATCATGATAGCCACTATACCAACCACTCGCGCTTCCTTGCGCGTAGATACTCCAGCAACGGCATCTTGTCGATGTCTGGGGCAGCGTGTGGCACTCTAACCCGCTCGGCTTGCATGCCATAAGTGGCGAGCATATGCACACGCATTTCGTCCTCGTAGTAGCGTTGCTGCGCCATAGATAGCTCATCCAGCATCCTTCTTTGGGTCGAGCATGCTTGTGAGAACGCGCTTGGACTACCACCGCCCCCAAAGACACCACCCTGTAACATACCGAACATACCGGCGTAAGGGTCGTCAAACACTTAAACCTTCCCGGTCAACTTCGCGCTGATGTTCGGCAGCCGCGCAAGGATTTCCGAGTACATATTGCCAGCCCGCTCAATCTGCTGGCGAAGCTCGTTCTCCATCTTGTCGCGGTACTGGTCCTTGACTTGCGCCACTTCCGCGTCCTTCTCCTTGGTCAGCTTGGCCTCGAACTTCAACCGCTCCAGCGCATCCCGTTCGCGCTCCATTTTCAGGCCGTGCTTGAGTTCGTCCTCCTCGGACTGCTTCTGCCGCTTGAAGTCGGCCAACTCACCACGGGCCTCTGAAACTTGGTCCCGCAGGGCGTCCCGCTCCCTCACCAATTCATCACACCGCTCATCCAACTGTGCTACTCTGTCTGATTTGAACCAAAACATATCTATCTCCTCCTAGTTAGGTATTAACACTCTACCACAAATCACTATACACCGCAAGTCCCGCCGTGGCCCGTGATATCACACACTCATTCAATGGTCCAATCGGCAGCGTGGTGTGTCCTATGGCAATTAGAGCACAGGAGGACACACTTGCTTATCTCGGCCTTGTAGCGCGCATCACTCCACCGCCGGACACTTGCTCCGGGCATGATGGCCTTGGCTTTTGGGTCTGTGTGGTGAAAATCCATCGCCGCCGGGTGGAACACGCCCCCCACACATTGTACACTTGCCACCTAACACCTCTATTGACTCTAATTTCCGTCTCCTGTAGAGGTTCTTGGCGTACACATTGTCACGCTCTCTCGTGTATGTTTGTCGGCAATTCTCTGAACAAAATTGGATGGCTCCAAGAGGGGGCGTAAACACCGCCCCACAGCGCCTACACGGGCGCTCTTGGAGGGTAGTCCTACGCCCCACAGGAACCTCCTCTCCCGGTTATGGAGCAGACATCGTTCTCCTCGAACACCACATTCTTGTGTTTCAGGGCCTCGGCGTAGGGAACAGCACTTATGGGTTGGCCCCCCCTACTCCCGTCAGGATAGCAAGTAAACCCCCTCAACTTATGGGCATACTTTACCAAGGTCTGTGCAAATGGTATGACTGAATCCTCGTTGTTGCCCTCCGACCCCCATTGAGGAAGGTTGATGGTTGAGGAAATCCCCATATCCACATACTGTTGGACATCAGCTTGGAACTTGATTCGCCGCTCTGGCTCACTGGCTAGGGAGGCGGCGGTTTCAATGGCCTCTGGCTCCAGCCCGTATTCCTTGATTAGATGTTCCGCCGTAGCATCCACAACAAACTCATACTTCCATTTGGTGCCTTCCGTTAGATACCTGCGCTTGTAGGCCACCGCGTACAGAGGTTCGATGCCGGTAGTCGTAGAAGCCAGAATCCCGATGGACCCCGTAGGGGCAATCGCCCTGTAAGCCACGGGACGGGACAGGAACAGCCGGTCGCAATGCTCATTGGCGGCGTCCTCTGAAGCGTCCCGGTAGACCCCCAACCATTCGTGTAGCTCTGGTGTGACCTCATACTTCATACCCCGCTTCAGCAGCCATTCGTGCATCCCCATCAATCCTAGTCCGAGGCGGCGGTTCTTCTCCCGCACTTCACGGATACGGTCATAGGGAAGCTCTGCCCTGACGGTGCCGCACACAAGAAACTTGGAGGCAAGGCGCACCACATCCTCAAACTCCTCAATGGACCCGATGTTCCCCATGTTTACAGACCCAAGGTTGCACACATCGGAGTCATCTTCAGAAGTCACTTCTGTACATGCGTTGCGCAGCGTTTCACCCTCCCGGCTCCCGAAGTTGAACGAGAACCCCGGCTCCCCTGTGGAGAGGGCTTGGCGCACATTCTCAATGAAGGTTTCTGGAAGTTCCGGCTTCCCCTCCACCACGATACCTGAATCTGTTTCATGCCACACATCCCATACGGAATCGAGGAAGGCGTCATCGTAGTTCAGGGATATGTTGGTCATGTCTAGGGGCGCACGGAAGTTGAAGTCGTCGTACTTGGCTTGTGCCAAGGTGTAGCCGGAGTTGCCTATGGGCATATCTCCCCAGTTCTTCACTTTGAGGAAGTCCACAGCGTCTTCATGCTGCCAGTTGAGGGCCGCATAGATGGCCGACCGCCTACTGCCCCCCTGCATGACATTCCTGCCAATCTCATTGATGGCCTGCATCAACGGGATGGGACCAGACGCCAACCCTCCGGTGCGATTGAGTAACCTCCCCGAAGGACGGAAGACAGAATAATCAATCCCGATGCCGCCCCCACAAGACAAGCAGGACATGGCATCATGGGCCAACCTAGCCCACTCCTCCCTAGTGTCCTCCTCCCCCTTCAACAGATAGCAGTTGCTGTAGAACTTGGCTTTCCTACCGGAGTAGTAGATGTATCTACCACCGGGGAGGAACTTCATTTCCGTGATGTATTGGGTGAGGGTCTTACGGTCCTCCTCCGACATTAGGGGATGTGCCCCATCAGCCGCCCCACACACCGTCTCAACAATGGTCAATGCCCTCTGTGACCACGGCTCTGCTTGGTGTAGTGCGTACTTCGCTTTGTAGATGTTTTCAGCGAATGAGGTCTTGAACGGGTTGTGTCGGGACAACGGGCTTCTCCTTCTTTCGGTTGTATTTGGTTTTGTCGGGTACAATACGCAGCTTATACTTCGGAGTCCGTAGTCTCCTCATCAGCGTATTCTTGTTGCCAGATTTCGTAGGCCCGTTCATCGAACTTGTCCAGTATCTCCTCTGTCTTCAGTCCTAATAGGTCCATTACGGAATCAGCATCTTGGGCGGTTAGCCAATCAAGGAACTGTTCGTAGGTCATTCGTGGTCCTCGGCTGCGACCTCTAAAGCCCCCATGAGTCTGTCTAGGGCGTCGTTCTCCTCGGCAGTAAGCCCCGGCTCACCATAAGACTTCTCTATGGCGGTGCGCAACTCATCCGAGTATTCGAGGGTGATTTTGCCCAGAGAAGCATCCAACGCCTCCCCCTCACGCCGTAGTGCTGTCACATTGACCGTATCGTTGTTGTGCGCCAGCACTTGAAGCAGCGCGTCAATCACTTCCGGCAAAAACTCCTTGTCCACCAGACAGAACCGCCCCAAGCCAGTTTCCGCAATCACAATGTCCTCTGGGGCCACCGAAGAATGGCCCACAACATAGTAATCCCCTACTTCAACACGCATAGAAAATCCTCCAAGTCCAATACCACCAGCGGTTTCTGTCTGTTCCTACGGATGACTAGGAGGGGTGTTAGACCTTCCTTCTGTCCGTTGGTTTCAGACTGTTTCCAAGCGTCCCATATGTTGAGTCGTTCTTGGTTCTTTACTTCAACTGCGTAGGGGAACTTTTCTCTGGCGGCCTTTGACAGAATCAAGTCGGCCCCAGAAGCCCCCATAGACCTTGACTCTATATCCAGAGGGTCTATCCCCAACACTTCTATCAGGTGTTGGCGTACCTGTTTTTGGGCGGCTCTGCCCTTGTTTTTAGCTGACGCTGGTTTCACGCTTGTATTGCTCACACACGCCCATCTTACTGAATGGGCAGAAGTCCTCACACCGAGTAGCTTTTCCTTTGCGTAGCTGTACATAGTGCTTTGAATCAGGAAGGAATTGTTTGGCGGCGGCCTCGTTGTCGAACAACCGCACCGCCGTCTTTCTCCCCTCCTTCATTACAGCGTACACATCTTCCTTACGCCATTGTTCCTCTGGGGTGCAGTCCGACACATCCCCCGCCTCCGCCAACTGGTGCAAAGCAATCCGGCTCTCAATGTACGCCTCTGCTTGGGCCATCGTCCACATTGGGATTGGCACAACCGCTACTTGAGCGTCTGGGTATCCCGGCTCATTGGCTTTGTGGCGGTTCCAGTCCCGAAGAATGGCAACAATCCGAAGCTCCTTGATGTCGTAGCCGTTCTTGACGGCCAGCCAGCGAAGGACATTCAGTTGGGGCTCCCACTTGTCACTCCCATACACCACGGACCAAGCGGAAGTCACCTTGTAGTCTTCCAAAACGCCCCCTAACAAACACAGGGAGTCATACTGGCCTGACAGCTTCCACCCCAATACCTCCTGAAACAACCGTTCCTCCTTCAATGAAGTAGAGTCGGCCCTCTCCAGAATGGTATGTACTGACTGCCCCAACAAAGACCAGATACGGTCAGAGGCATCTTCCACTACCTCATGCTGCTTGTGGAGCATCCTTATTTGGGGGGCGTCTATCAGTTGCGTCACTGATATGTCACTGTCCCCCCTAGAATAAGGGTCGTTGGCTACGGCATTGACCAACGCCTCCGGCAGTCCTTTCTTGTTAGTGAGCTTCACCTAGTTTCTCCAAGTCCAAACGACAGCGCCCCAAACAACAGCAGCGCCGACAATGCACCCTCCGATGAATGCGAGGATGGTCATCGGTCTACCGCAAGGACTGCGCACATCTGGTTCTGCGAAGTGGCGCGAATGGCGCAGTACGCCTCAAGCGGGTCAGTGCCCGATTCCACCATCTGCGCGACCTTTGCGTTCATGTGCGCCTCACACCCCCCAACCGTCAGAATTAGCGTGATTAGCACCGCCGCTGACAACTTCAAAAACAGACTGTCATCATTCATCACCTACCTCCTGCCCCGTGGGGCGTTAGTCCTTCTCACACATGGAGTATGCTTCAAACTCACGGGCGATGTCAATGGCAATCGTAGCCACATTGTCCAAGGTACTCACCCCTGATGCACACACCAAAGCGGTAGCATGAGAGAGGGAGTTCTGCCTTACGATGGAACGATTACGGTCATAGCCATCCGGTGTTTGGGGGGCGTCTTGTGTTGCCGCCGTTGCCACGGACTCACGCACCGTACCGAACTGGATGTCGTAGTTGGTGTACTTACCATTCTTACGCACATACACTTCAAAGGTGATGTTGTCGCCCTTCTTGAACGGCGGCTCACAGAACCCATGCCCGTACTTCTTGCCGCCCACCATGACATCGTACACAGCCGCCGGACCATCGCGCCCGTTGACCTCACGAACAATGATGTCTTCAACCTGTCCTGTTACATTCATTCTTTGTCTGCCTCCAACCAATTGTCCCCTATTCCAATGGATACCTTGAGGGGCAGGAAGGGGACGCCAAACACCTCCTCAAAGTAGTTGCTCTCTAGTACCATCCTACCACATTCTACAACCTTGTCAAGCTCTTTTTCAGACACATCCAACAGAATGGAGTCATGCACCTGATTGACCAGCTTGGCCTCAAATCCGCCTTTCTTCAACTCCCTCAACAGCTTACCCATCATCATGGGGACAATATCCCCGGTAGCCAATCCCTGTACCGGGTAGTTCTTGATTTCTGTGGGGCTGAACGAGAACGGCTGGTTCATCCATTGGGGGGCGAAGGTTTCTGTGAATAGATACCGGCGGCCCGTCACCGAAGGTAGAATGGATGCTTGAACCGCCTTTCCCTTGAGGTAGTGGCCCATGTAGGCCGCCCCCTCCTTAACAAGGTGAATGTTCTCTTGCTGCCACCCATACACATCAGGATACCGATGATAGAACGCCTCGATGATTTGCTTGGCTTGTTCTTCTGGGATTTTGGCTTGGAGTGCCAGTACCTTCGCTCCGCCACCATACGCAAGGCCAAAGTTCACCGTCTTGACTATGCGGCGTTCTTCCTTGGTCATCTTGCGCCCCCCAAACACTACCTTACCTGTCTCCTCATGGATGTCTCTGCCTGCTAACACATCTTCAATAAGGTGCGCATCTTGTGACAGGAACGCCAGAGCTATGACTTCCATCTGCTTGAAGTCAAACGCCACAATCTTCCCCCCCTTGAATCGGGACACAAAGATGCTCTTGATGTCGCTGTTAGAAGGCCAGTTCTGCGTGTTAGGGGCGGCGCATGAGAGCCGCCCGGTATTCGTGGAAGTCTGGTGCAGCTTGGGATGAATCCTTCCATCAGGCCATATCAGGTTGGGTAGCTTTTCAGCATAGGTGCTGTACTCCTTCTGGACCTTGCGGTACTCCAACAGCTTCTTGGTGAAGCCGGAGTTTATTTCCTCCAACACACTTTCAGCCGTTGAGTACACCCCAACCTTCGCGGTCGCCCACTCCTCCTTGGGTTCGTACTTGCCCTTGATATGGTGAACCATGTCCCTGTTCCGCATCTTGGGCTGGCCCACCTTCTGTCCTGACTTGTAGTAGCCGTCCTGATACTTCTCCTGCCACTTCACCGCCCCCCCAAAGAGAATGGCTGATAGGTGGTCGTTTGAGTTAATGTTCCACGGTACTCCGGGCCACTCATTCTCCAGCTTGCGAGTAAGTACCTCGTGTAGTCTGTTCCGCTCCTCTTTGAGTGTTTCCTGAATCGCCCCCAAACGCTTCAAGTCCACTTCCATGCCGTTGTACTCCATTTCATGCACGGCAAGCAAAGCATCCATCTGGGAGCGAATCAGGGGCAGCATCCCCAACTTCTCTGCCTCTTTGAGTTGGGCCTCGTACACAATGCGGGTGTTGTCGAGGTCGCCGCGAAGATACTCAACCAACTCCTCTCTTGGGATGTCTTCGGTCTGTACACCGGCCTCCCAATACGCCTTGATTTTGTCGTCCTTGAGCGTCCCCCCATACTTCTTTGAGAGTTCGTTCAGAGAGGCAAACTTGCTCTCTTGGGCAGTCAATAGGTATTCAGCCAGCATGGTATCCCATACCCTACCATCCCATGAGTAGAAGTCCCACCCTTCCTTACGGAGATAGGCAAGGTCGAACTTGAGGTTCTGCCCCACAATGAAGTCAGGGATAGGGGGCATTTCCTCCCCGATGTAATCCCCCAACCCGTACAATACGGCACGGTTTTCAGGCCACCAAGGGGACGCCTTCATCCCCATAGGGCTTTTGATGGTGGTTTCTATGTCGAGTATCATTTCATCAGACTCAAGTATCTGCCTCTGGCCCCGTCAAATCCTACGGGGAACTTTCCATGCCTGAACTCCTCGGTACTATCCGGGCCGCCGGGAAGTTTGTTCTTACAGATGTGGAGGTACCGCTTATCGTCCTCGTCGTGGCTCTTACCAATCATTATGATGGCGTCGGCCTCGCCCGGAGCGCCCGTCTTGCTCCAGTCGAGTTGGTTCGACTGAATCCACATCTTGCCCTCTGCGCTGCTGTCAGCTTGCCACACACCGAACACCGGCCCATACCGCTTACACATTTCCCTAGCCCATTGGGAGAGCTTCTGCAATCTTTGGACATCGTTGCCGTCTGACTCGAAGCCCTTGATTTTGGGGAGCGTGTTGAACGCTATGATGCTAGGTTGTACCTGCTTGCAGATATGCTCCACTTCCCTTACATGGATGGACGGGGCGTCGTACACAAGGATGCGCCCGCCCCCCAACTCCAGATACTTCTCCTCTGCTCTTTGGGCGTGTTTCAGCAAGTCCTTTGTAGTCGCATTGAGTCCGGACTGGTACAGCCGTAGCTGAATCTTGTCCCCTTCCTCCTCGTTGTTGAAGATGATGGCCTTGCCCTCTGTTTGGCCTATCATGTGAGTTAGGGTGTCTGTCAGGAAGGTCGTCCCCCCCGACTCGGTCCTTTTGCCTATGATTACAAAGTCCCCCTTGCGGAGCGGCCCCACGGAAACATTCAGTTCTTTTATTCGCCACTCCAGCCCTCCGGGGCGAACAGTCTCATCTAGAAGACGCTCGATGCCAGAATCAACAAAAGGGATGCTATCAGGTTTCGCTGCCTTCTTCCACTCATCCAGTAGCTCTCCGATTGATTCAAGCCCACCCCTACCGTCAATACAGTCCTGTGCTTTGTCCAGTACCCTAGCAGCATAGTCTAGGTTGTGGCATTGGCGGATGATTTCTTCGGCGGGGGGAACCTCCCCCAAACCGTCAAACACCCGTGCATAGTATTCTTTCTTCTCGGCGGATATGTTGGGGCGCTTGACGAGGAACAAAGAACCAAAAGTCCCCCAATCCATGTCCTTATGGGAAGCATACCAAAGGTCAATCTCACGGACGATTTCGTTCACTTCATCCGTCAGAATGTGCCGCTTGATGAATCCCCGATACTTTTCCCAGTTGTCCCGCGCTCCCAACACCGCCAACAGGCGGCTCTGGTCAATCAAGCTCCGGCTCCCAGTCTTCGATGTTGCTGTCTTTCAGTTTGGACTGTAGCTCGTCGTCGTGGCACAGTTCCCCAGTGTGGATGTTTCGGTACATCATAGCGCCTCCTCCAACTTCTTGCCATAGTAAGCGGCTTTCTTACAGTCTTTGTCGTGGTCGCCCTTGTAGTTGGCTCTCATAAGGTACTTCAATAGGTTGCCTTTGAGATAGCCACGGTATTCTTCTGGGGTGAGCTTGGCTTTGATTACATCAATGGCCTCAATACCGCCAACCGTGTAGTGTTTGGGGGCGTTTACACCGTCATCTGGTGGCGCATCAACATCCTTCCCGCAGTCATTACAGCGGGTACACATCGGCTCTAACTCGTTCCCGTCCGCATCTATGGTGTAGGACCGGTCAAACCATGTTTCCCCGGTGCTACCACAATGGGGGCATTTCCAATCTTCCTCCAGTACCAGCGCCCACCCGTCGTCCCATAACGCCTTCCGCACAGGAACCCCAAACCCGTCATACGCTACGGACACTTCTTGTGGCTCATCGACAGGATACCCGTAGATAATCCCGCCACTGGTGCAGTTGATACGGACGGTCCTACCGTTCTCGCACTTGTATGTTTGGCCTACTTCAATAGACATTGTATCTCCTCTTTGCTGTAGTGTTTGGGGTCGTGTTCGGTCACGATTCCCTTTGTAGGGATGATTAGGGACAGTCGCTCTATCATCCTCCGCTGATTCTTCCGTACCACCGCGTTGTCGTTGTCCAGCCACACATAAGCTCTGGTATGGCCCCGCACCACCTTCATTAGCTCGTCTGTGTTCATGTCGCTTCCCAGACAAGCTGCCGTATCAACAACCGCCCCCACCCGTTCAGCACTCAAAGCATCCTCAACAATACAGATAGAGGGGTGGTCCTTGAGTACCTTATACACCAATCCCCTGCCCTTTGTCAAGTATTTTGGCTGTTCCCCCGGTGCCGCTCTCGCTTGGTATCCCAGTAGTTCTCCAGAATCATACACGGGTATGATGATGCGGCCCATTCTCCCAGAAAACCCCCACCCTTCGATTTGGAAGTCTTTGGCCCACTCAGGCCAGTCTTTGTGGTCTGGGTTGAAGTCTTCCGGTAAGGACACGGCCACGGGTCCAACGGGCTTTGTGTGGATGTTTCGGACGCCCCCCCTCTGAAAACCTCCTTGAGAACAGTGATGACAGTACCAAAGATACCCCTCATTGTTCCTCCTCACATACAACCGTTTCTTGGTATCCTCCCCCGCAGGGCAATCCTGATGGTTCTGGTTCGTTTGTTCTCCTACAGCTAGGGCATAAGTCGAGTAGTCTTGGCCTGACATGATACTCCCATGGCTCCATTATTTTGTCGCAGCTTTTGCACCGCACATCAACCTCCTATAGAGCATTTCCGCCCAAATGACTATCATTCCCCCTCCAAGAAAGTCGTTCCCACAACCAGTAGAATCAGAAGCACCGCGAATCCGACAAGCATAGTATCTCCTCTTGTATTTCCAACAGTTCATCATCCGAACCAAACTCGTCGTGGAATGGTCTGGAACCTTCCGCCAATGATGGCCCTAACACCTTACGGGCCTCGGAGTGTGTCATGTTTTCGGGGTGGCCTCGATGATGCCAGACGCACAACCCGACCCCAAACTCATCCCCGCGCCTCCTATCCCCAGATTTGAAATGGTGATAATCACACGGCGTCCTATACAAGCCCCTTTGTACACAAGCCACGCATGGCCCCTCCTTACACCGTAGGATTCTGGCCTCAATCTCCTTCCGGGTAATGCGTGTTCCCCTCGTTGAGTACGGCGTGAAGGGCTGTGGCGCACCGTCCTGCGCTGGACATCGGGTTGCAGGCTTGCCGTGTACGCCACTTACCCACCAACGCCTCCACCTTCTCCAGCTTGGCCTTTGCTTGGGCGAGTAGGGCGTAGGTGCGCCCGTATTCTCCCTTGAGTGCGGCGAGGGTGGCCTTGAGGTCATGCACTTCAATTATTCGCTCTGCCAAGAGACTGCGGGTTTTCACAAGGGCGTCTTTAGTAAGGGCGAGTTCGGCGCGGGTGGTGTTGAGATTCAGGAATTGCTGTGTGATGTAGCTCCGGTCCGCCTTGCCAGCTATCAAGTGCGGCATCGTATCCTTGAGCCAATCGAGGTCGTACTGCGTCAAATGCGTCAGGTAGTTCATGTTGCCTCCTTAACTTGGGTGTCCATTGCCGCCCATTCCTCTGGATACGGGAAGTTGTTGGTCTGCCCTTGCCAGTTACGCCGGAACTTCGCCGCGAGTGCGTAGTGCTGCGCGTCATCGAGGTATATATCCCCTTCGCGCTCATCTGTTTCTGCGGCACATAGCGCGACTGTGATGCCATCTACCACGCGGATACGAATACTCATGTTGCCTCCGGTGGCGCTGCTTGTGACGCGTCTACGCCCTGCTGCCCGCGCTCTGCAATGCGCCGCTTGGCTGTGTCGTGCCGCGATTCGCCGGGGTGTTTCACCTGTACCTGATAGAGCAGGTCTTGGTACTTCTCCAGCAACTCATCCCGCTCTGCGATTAGGGCGAGGATTGCTTTGGGGTTGGCGGCGGCGATGTATCTAGCATCTAGCGAGTAGCCCGTTTTTATTTGTGCCACCAGTACATTTTCAGATGTCCACACCAAGTCCCATCCGATGCGCTTGTCTATGCTCCACGGCCCCGGTGTTGCTTCCTCCGCCAGCCGTTTCAGTTCGTCATTCATCATCGCCTCCTATGGCGTAGACCTGAAACTCGACGCGTACAAAGGCGTTCATACGCCACTCGGAAAACTTCGGGCGCTTCTGATTGTCCAGATACACCGTGCCAACCGCCTCCCCAAGCAACTCGGTCAGCACCGGGGCCAGCCATTCGTACTGGTCCTCCATGTCGGCTTTCGCGGCTTCCAGTGTTTCAAAGCCAGTCCGGTTTTCCATTATGCTGATGCCTACCCACTCGGTAGATAGCCGCGCCGCCGTGATTGTGCCAAGCGTCACGCCACCAACATCCAGCCGATGAACGCCGTCCTCCTCCACCCAACACTTCGCCAGCTTCGACTTCACCTGTGCGGGGGTCATGGCTGTCCCCAAAGCAGCCAGCCAAACAGTATCCCGACGATGTAGCACACAACCCCGTACACCGGGACCAAGAAACCTGTTTCAGCCAGCCAATCAAGAATCTTCATCACACTTCCTCCTTCGCTTGGAGCATGGCTTCCAAGTCGCGCAAAACCGCGATAGATTGCTCGTCCTGATTAGACAAGCATTGGTACTCGTCGTGAATCCGTTGCAATAGCTCCCCCGGCACTATCACGCCATCCTCCAGCGCGGCGAGTAGGGCTTCCAGTTCAGATGCGCACCTATCTAGCACTTGAACATCGGCTTCAATCCTCCGAGCGCGTCTGTTCATATCAGGCTGGTAGCGCTCCTTGGCTTGCTGCCGCCACCGCTCCACCGCCTCCCGCAGCCCCTTGATTGCATCGCTCATGTCAGTCATTGAAACCTCGGTATCGTGTCTACGAAGGGGCCGTGGGGCTGGCTGCTGTACGCGCCAGTACCAGCAACTATGCGGCGCTCCGTGCGCGTTCTGCCACACCAGCAGCACTTGTAGGTGTCCATGACCTCGTAGTACCCTCCACCTGCTCCCGTGTTATCGGAAACGAGATGGTCGCAATGGCCCTGTCCGAGCCGATTACACGCTGTAAACGCCGGTCCTCCTGTCTTATTGTCCATCAGTCCTCCCACGGCTCGTTGAAGTCATCATCCGGCTCTGTCACCGGCTCGTAATCGGCACATTCCCCCGGCCAGAAAGCGTGGCCCCGTGCTGAACCGTACTGGCAGTAGCAGGTATCGCCCTGCGGCTCGGTGGCTGTGTGGCATTTCATGGGTAGCCCTCCTGTATCATCCGGCGGAACTCGGCTTTTTGGGCGGCGCGTTGTTCATCCCACGCAGCAGCCCACGCAGCCTCCGCATCCCTCGCAGCCCACGCAGCCTCCGCAGCAGCCCTCACTTCCGCCAGTTCGGCGTCAGTCGCCTTACCATTCGCGTACCGCTCGATGGTGTCCAGCCATCCGCCCATTTCAGGCGGTCCCAAGTGCTGCACCTGCCGCGCACACCAGACCGCGAACAGTCGCTTTTCCCGGTCGAATCCATCCACGGCACGGAGCGCCCACAGCGCATCGTCCAGCCCGTTCGATTCCAGAATGGTCAGCAGGTCAAGCGGCTCATCGTCGGCGGCATCCTTGCCCAAGTGTTTGAGCAGCTTCTCCCATCCGCTATGACACGGGTCGCAAGCGAGTATCTTGTTGAGTGTCGTTTTCATCGCGTCAACCTCCCCCCGCGCAACGGCGGCGGCTCATGTCCCTCATGCACCCAAGCGATGCAGTATCTAGACCCTTCTATGTTTGTGGGGTCGCTGTAATGCCAAGCAGCGCAGTAGTATCCCTCTAACTGGTCTTTAGGGGGGCGCGTCAAAAGCACCCCTATAACCCCCACCATGCGTTCGTTCATTCGCACAAGTCCAGCCACTTCGCGCCCGGTGACTTGAGCGTGATAAGTGCTTGCACGGCGATTTCAGCGGCTATAGGTAGGACTTTTTTTGGTACAGCCCTCGCAGCCCTCGCAGCATCCCCCGCAGCATACGCAGCAGCCCACGCAGCCTCCGCATCCCTCGCAGCAACCGCAGCAACCGCAGCCTCCGCAGCCTCCGCAGCATCCGCAGCATCCCACGCAGCATCCCTCGCAGCATCCCCCGCAGCAACCGCAGCATCCCACGCAGCATCCCTCGCAGCATCCCTCGCAGCATCCCCCGCAGCAGCAAGGGCTGCTGCGTTGGCACAGTCTTTCGCGGCTTTGAGTAGCGCGGCCTTGTGTGCGGGAATCTTCCTCGCCGCATTCCGCAGAACGATTGGGAGAATCTGCCGAACGGTTTCCAGCGCAACGATTTTGGCAAATGCCCGCTGGTCGATTTCGTCGGAGCCAAGTTGCGCTATGGCTACGCGCCGCATCCCCTTGGCTCTGGCCTTGTCGGACGACCACTGGGCATCGTTCAGGCGGATTTTGAACTCCCGCACCGCTTTACCAACACACGGGGGGTCGTCGCCGTGCGGAAGCCCTAGTGCATAACACACCGCCGCCTCAACACACATCTTCCCCGGCTCTGGCTCACCCATACCGTGGACCAGTCCAGCATCCACTACTTCCAGCACTTTCCGTGCATGGCGTTTTGTCAGTTTCATACCTCCCACCTCCAGTAGTCCAGCAGCCGTTCCCACCAGCTCCGATTCATGCGCTCACGGGCGCGGGGGTCGTGATAGGCGATGTTCACTTGCAGCACCGCGCTTTGATTTCAGCCAGTTCCGATTCCAGTGCGCGGATGCGCTGGCAGTCTGGTGATTCGATGCCGGTTTCAATCAGCGTCCCGTAGGCGACCGTGCCGCGCTCCAACTTGCCGCAGCGGATTTCCAGTTCTTTGGGTTCCGGCAAGCGCCAGATACACATGCCAGCGAAGATTCGCAGGGCGGCGTTGAGTGATGCTTTACAGGTGATTGACAGACCGGCCTTGATGCCCAAACCGGCCTTGATGCCCTCACCGGCCTCGATGAACGAACCGGCCTCGATGAACGAACCGGCCTTGATGCCCGAACCGGCCTTGGCGACAATGTATCGGGACGCTCTTATGCTTCCGCGAAACCGTACCGTGCCAAGCCCCGACTCAATCGTGATGCTGCCCTGCACATCGGACGCATCGCCCGTGTAGTAGTTGTCACGGTCCAAGTCTTGCGCTGTGATGATTAAGTTAGTCATACAACCTCCCGCAGCATGCTGTGATGATTAAGTTAGTCATACAACCTCCCGCAGCATCCGGTGGAGCGTCTGGATGCACTGGTCGGCATCCCATCTGCCGTACTCGTCCAGAATCACGCCAGCGTCTTTGGCGGTGGTGGGGCATACAGCCAATGACCGCTCTCCATCTTCGTGGACCAAGTAAGGCGCACCACCTACCGCCTCACCCTGCGCACCGCACAGGAACACATACCCGCGCTTGTTCATCCGCACAAACACTTCATCGTTCTGTGAACCTCTCCAAATCTTCACTTTGCTCATTATCCTACCCTCCGTAGGTGCCATGCACCTGTAGCAGTTATCTTGTCGTTGTCCCAGTGGGCCGCCGCCCAATCTTCCTCTCCGTGGGCGTTTAGGTTGTCCGATACCTCCCGGATGGTACCATACTGTCCGGTGATATGGTCCTGCACTCTGTCCCCTTCATTTAGGGGTGCGCCTTGCCATCCGGATACGCTCATGCGATGGCCCTCCCATATGCGGGATTGTTTGTCGGCCCCTCGTCGGTATGGCAGGGCATCAGGACACCAAAGAAGTTATGCACGCCCCGAATCGACACCAGCGCCGGTCCCGCCCCGTTCTGGGCAACTGCCACCAGTGAACCGGACACCCCAAAAATCCTGGCGGCTTTGGAGAAGCCTACCAGTAGCAGGGGATTGTAGTTCCCCGGCTCGTTGGTGATAGTCTTGGGGACTGCCCGCTGCCATTCAGGGAACCTACCATCTATGGCGGTGCCGGTGAGTGTGGTACCGTCCACGGTGGCGGTGATGGTGAATTCGTCGTGTTCCAGCGTGACGGTGTTTTCGGGGCCGCGTTTCTTGTCCGGTCCCGCAGCTTTGAGGATGGCGGACACCATCGTGTCGGGCATGATAAAATGGCCCTCGCCCTCAACCCCAAAGCCGGTAAAGGCGTGAAGCCGCGCCCCGTCCGTTGCCACCAGCCACGGCGTACCCGTGTTTTCGATGAATACCCCGTTCAGGTAGTACCGCACATCTTTCTTGGCCATCGCCAGCGATACGGCCCGAAGTGCTTTGATTGTTATGGTCGCTTTCATTTCCGCCCCCTCAACTGTTGGTAGGTTTGACAGCCATTCCTTTTCCATTCCCTGATGGTCATGTAGAGGTCGCCGTTGATTAGGCATCGCGCTAGATACACCCGATAATGTTCAATCATAGCGCCCCCTAAAACTGTTGGATGATGATACCGCCGTCAAACTCGATGGCGGTGGTATGGTCGCGCAACCATTCCAACGCCTGTTCCTCGATGGCTTCCTCGCGCTCGTCCTGATCCATGTCCTCGTCCAGCACATCAAGGTCCGGCTCGAAGCCATAGCCGCAATCGCTGATGCAACCCATCGCGCTGGCGTATTCGTCGAAGTCGCAACAGATAGCCACCACATCCAGCTCCAACTCCGCGCCGGTATCTTCCTCGTATTCAGTGAGGTACTCGAACAGCGCGCCCAGTCCCTCGTAGCTGAATGCATCGCCGTGCCTCATGTCCCTGAAAGCGTCCCGAAACTCGTAAACCGATATTGTCCGTTTCATGGTCATTCTCCAACCCCTGTCGTTAGGCCGGGGTGCGCCCTTTGATTGTGAATCTAGCAGCTTTTGGGGGCGGTGTCAAGCCCTTTTCAGTATCCTGTTGGCCGCTTGTTCCTGTAGCTGGCGGCGCTCTTGTCCGGTGGCGTTGTGCCATCCCTTGTCTGGGGTCCATGCCACCCCCTCACCAGCAGCTTGCTTGGTGGCTCTGGATATGTCGGCCATCGTTATCGGGGTCATTGGTGCCGCTCCAGAATTGCCACAGCACCGCGTAGGGCCGCGTCCATCGCGGCAACTGTTCCCTTTGGGTCAGCGGCGTCCACGCGCTTTATGGTCGCCAGCGCCCGCACCGCATCCCGCAACGCTTCCAGCAGTTCGTAGCGCTCGGTGATAGCATGTAGGTACGCATCGCGGTACTTCACCATGTATCCCGAATCGGCTTTGAGTGTCGCCACATTCGCCTCCGGGTCGTCCATGCCAGCGCAAGCGTTCACGCAGGCGACGATACGAGCGGCGTTGGCTTCGGCGTTCTCCTTGGTGAAGGTTTCGAGGTCGTCGCGGCTCCCCAGTCGTGTGTAGTGGTACAGGTCTGCGATGTCGCCCGACCCCGCATCATGGGATGTGATGTAGCGCCGCGTACTGCCCTTGATGTGTACAGCGAACCACGGTTCCGGTGTGTGTTTCGCGGCGCTCATGACGCCACCTCGTGCTTCCTCAGTAGAGCGCGGGCATGGTCTACCCGTGGCGCATTGACGGCTCGGCCAGCGCGGGCATCCTGCATCGCCTCCATCATCCAGCCCAACGCTTCCAGCATCGCCGGAGCGTCTGCGATTAGGGCGGCGTTGGCTTCCATGTTGCTCCCGCTGGCTTGCGCCACCACCGGGCGGTCCACGCTATCGCCCGCCTCGATGACGAGGAATCCCGCCCGGACCTCCCACGGCCCCGGCGTATGCTTCGCTCTTTCGTTCGTCACTGTCCTACCCTCCGGCCCTAGGCCTGTTGTTGATGATTCCATTGTAGCTGTTGGTGATAGGTTGTCAAGTGTTTTTAGGGGGCCGATTCAAAATACTTGGCATGATTCTTGCTAGGTGAATATGCGGGCATAATCCGCCCCCCACCATATGCAAGTTCCGTGCCATAGCTCTGGGACGCTCTAGGAAGCCGCAGAATGAACGCGACCCCTACCCCTAGCTACCCTACCGGGTACCCCCTAGAAAGTCGATTAGAGACCATCCTGTGAGGTTGTTTTCATACCACAATCGTTGTTTACACGCCACACTCCACCGAGTTGGCACGATACTTGCAAGGGATGAATATTCACCAGAATATGCAAATGAGAATAGTTCTTAACCTAGTGGCGGGTATCTGGCAGGTAGTGGGTACCACTGTCGTGTGTGGGTACCACAACCCACGGCCCAACACCTAGTGTCTGCCATTCTACCGACACACAACATATAGTGTATGCACCAAGTTGGTGCAAGCCCAGACAAAAAGAAAGGGGGCCGAAGTCCCCCATAGGATGTTGCGTTGCTATGCCTTACTGGGTATCCTGAAGCATGGTCATTAGGGGGGCGGTTTGTCCTACGGGTGTTAGGGGACGCCCTTGCATATTCACTCAATCCGTGCATAAAAGGGACGGCCACCCCATGAGTTTACGAATCGGCGAGTTGACGGCCTGCGGCCCGATACAAAATGCAAATATGTAAACTACCCCTGCATATGCACCCAACCCCAACAAGTGCCGGGATTTGACTTGTCCCACAAAAACAACAGGTTAAAGCGTGGCACTAGTGAATGCTAATGCAAATGATAGTGATTCGCATTTACAATAGGGGTA